ATTCTAAAACTAAACTAAAGGGGCAAACTCATGGCAAAACTAAAGATAGTTCGTACAGATGGAAGCGTATTGGAAGGCGAGATCACTCCAGCAGTGGAGTACTCATTTGAGCAATACGCTAAAAAGGGCTTCCATAAGGCGTTCCGCGATGAAGAAAAGCAAAGCGATGTCTATTGGTTAGCATGGGAAGTAACACGCAGGTCAGGTGAAACTGTTAAGCCTTTCGGTATGGATTTCATTGAGACACTCAAAAGTGTCGAGGTGCTTGATTCAGACCCTTTAGCTTAAAGCGAGATCTCCCGTTCACCTACTTAATCGCTCGCTTGAGCATTAGGTTAGGGATCTCGCCACAGCAGTTATTAGATCTAGATAAGACCATGCTCGATGCATTAGTGCAGGGGCTCAAGGATGAAGCGAAAGAGGTGAGCGATGCCAACAGAGGTAAAGGGCGCGGTCGCCCTTAGAAAAGCTCTTAGAGAGTTCACACCTGATCTTGCTAAAGAAACTCAAAAAGAAATCGCAGCAATCCTTAAGCCAATTACTACTAAAGCTCGCGGATTCATTCCGTCTAGTGCACCTTTAAGTGGATGGGCTAAGAGTGGCAATGGCACATGGGGCAATCGAGCGTGGTCATCATCTGAGGCTAAGCGTGGGGTTGGTTATAAAACTTCACCATCAAAGCCTAATCGTTCAGGCTTTCGCTCCCTTGCTCGCATTGTTAATGCTTCACCATCTGGATCTATTTATGAGACTGCTGGTCGCTTAAACCCCGGTGGCAGACCACAGGCAAAAATGCGTCAGGTAAATATTCCTAGTTCTAATCCTGCTATTGGTATGCACAGTTATGAAACAAGCACAGGAAAGAATGTAGGCAAAAGCAATAACCCAAATGCTGGTCGGCAGTTTATTGATGCTATGAATGAGACTTCACCTATTGTAAATGCCTATCAAAGACAAACAGGTCAATCAGGTCGCGCTTCTCGTAAGATGAAAGGTCGCGCAATCTTTCGTGCATGGGCAGAGGATCAGGGCAAGGCTAATGCAGCAGTTATTAAAGCTATTGAAGATTCTAAGGTTAAATTTGAGCAGAGAGTGAAGGGCAAGTAATGGCAGCAGATGTGAAGATTGATATTGCTGCCGAGTTCACAGGCAAAAAGGCTTTTAAGCAAGCTGAGACTTCAACACAGAAACTTACTAGCGGTGTTAAAAAATTAGCAGGTGCCATTGGTCTTGCTTACGGCACTACTCAAATCCTTGCTTTTGGTAAAGCATCTGTTAAAGCGGCAGCAGCCGATCAAAAGGCACAGCAACAGTTAGCCCTAGCTCTTAAGAATGTCGGGCTTGGTCGAGATGCTGCTACTTCTGAAGCATATATCCAAAGACTTCAGAGCGAGTTTGGCATCGTTGATGACAAATTGCGTCCAAGTTATCAGACCCTAGCGATTGCCACACGCGATTCTGCCGAGGCTCAACGCTTGATGGGTATTGCTTTAGATGTAAGTGCCGCTAATTCTTTGGACTTGGGTGCAGTAACCAAAGCCTTGAGTCGTGCATTCTTAGGAAACAACACAGCTCTTTCTCGCTTGGGCGTAGGTATCTCAAAGGCAGATCTTAAAACCAAATCTTTCAAGGAAATTACTGACCAGTTATCTGCAACCTTTGCTGGATCAGCAACAGCAGCAGCAAACAGTTATCAAGGTTCGATGGATAAACTGGCAGTTGCCACAGAGAACTTTAAGGAATCTATTGGTGTTGGCTTAATCGAAGCCTTGAACATTCTCAATGGTCAAGAAGGACTTGCCAAAACAACTTCTGAAATAGACAAGCTTGGTATTAAATTACAAAACGCTACCATTGGTGCAGCTTACTTTGTAGATGAATTAAGGAAAATTCCCGGTGGTTCATTCTTAACATCTTTATTCGGTAAAACTTTTGGCGATCCATTAGGCTTAAAAACTTTAATCAATGAATTTGAGAAGTTTAAGCAGCAACCACGACCTTTTAGCACAGGTATGTCTGTTTCGGGTCAAGTCCAAATTAGACAACAGGCGCAAATTACTAAACTGACAAAAGAGCAAGCAGCAGCACAAAGCAAGATCACTAAGGATAAGAGACTTCAGCAAGCCATCGACAAGGCTAACCTTGCCCTTCTGAAGGGTGAAGAAGTCTTTGACATGGACAAGATCCAGATTGCAGCAGCCCTGACTAATCAGGCAGAGCAATTAGGCAAGGCAACATCTAGCGCACAGGTCTTACAGATTGCGAACGACACCGCTCGCTTGAATGTAAAGAAGTCAATCCTTGCTTTAGAAGATGCAATTGCCTCTAAAGATGAAGCAGCCATTATCGCTGCAACTAATAAACTTAATGCAGACTTAAAGATTCTTGGTGCGCTGACTGGTCAGAAAGTAACCTTATCAAGCATTGAATCTATCCTTGCTAGTCTAAAGCCAAAGGATCTAATTAACCAAGATAATTTAGATGAGGCTTTGCGTAAGATTAGAGAAATGATGATGTTGCTTGCACAAGCTAACGGGCAAGCTAAAGCCAAGATTCCAACAAGCGCATCGTTAGGGTCTGGCATTCCATCTGGAGATTACATCGCCCCTATCTCCACAGCTGGTGGATCTATTGGGGCTATTCTAGAATATGCAGAAGCAGCAGCAGCTCGCGCTAACGCTTTTGCAGACTTGCTAGACATGTCAAATGCATCCTCAATGTCCACAATGGGTTCAAGCATAGATCTAGAATCAATTGCTCGATCATCTTTGTTGCAGGGTCTTTCAGGGGGTGCAGGTGTAGCAGGTGCGGTAAGTGGTTCACGCTATGCTGCTCAAGCGGCTAACGCATACAACATCACGATCCAAGCTAACACTATTGCCAATCCAGATGAACTTACTAACCTTATTCAGAACAGCATCATCCAAATTAACAAGCGTGGTGACTACTTAACAACTGCTGGGGCATTATGAGCCGTCCAGTAATCAATGTCATTATTAACTTTTCTACAGGTGCAGGTTTTGGTAACCCTTTTATCATTGATCAAGGCATCTTAGGTGTAGATGTTTTAGCAGATGCTACAGGCCCAATTGTTGATGTATCTAATGTAGTCGATAGCATTGTGACTAACAGAGGCAGACAGATCAACGCAGAGCAATTTAATACAGGTTCCGGAACAATTCGCATACTTGATCAGAATGGTGACTTTAACCCTCAAAATCCAGCCAGCCCTTACTTTACCTATTTGAGTCCTATGCGTAAGATTGCAATTACTGCAACTTATGAAGGTATTACCTATCCAATCTTTGCAGGCTACATTACTAACTACAACACGACCACACCTAAGTTTTCAGGTGACTTGGTTTATACAACCATTTCAGCTGTAGATGGTTTTAGACTTCTTCAGAACGCTCAATTCTTTGGTGTCATTGATGGCACAGCAGGACAGACCACAGGAACACGAGTAAACAAGATCCTTGACACAATCGGTTGGCCTTCGTCTATGCGTGAGGTTGAAACAGGACTTACCACAGTTCAGGCAGATCCAGCCACACAGCGCACAGCTTTAGCAACACTGCAAAATGTGGCTATTACTGAGTATGGAGCAGTTTACATGGGCGCAGATGGTAATGTGATTTTTCAAGACAGAGAATCAACGACAAGCTCAATAGGCGCGACACCTACAGTATTTAACGATAACGGCACAGGAATTAGTTATTTTGATGTTAAATGGGTTTTAGATGATTCTCAGGTGTATAACAAAGCGACTGTTACACGCGAAGGCGGAGCAGTTCAGACTGTAAGTGACACAGCCTCTATTGAAAAGTATTTTACCCATAGTTACAACCAGTCAGGCTTGCTTATGCAGACAGATGCAGAAGCTTTGGACTACGCCAAGGCTTTCATCGCCAGTCGTAAAGAAACAGCCATCCGAGTCGATGAGCTGACCCTAGATCTTCAACAAGATAACTACACGGCAGGCACTATTGCAGGGCTAAGTCTTGACTATTTTGACCCGATCACAATAACAACCTCACAGCCTAATTCAACTACCTTGACCAAGACTGTGCAGGTCTTTAACATTATCAATCAAATAAGACCAAATTCATGGAAGGTTAGGTTCGGCACAGCCGAGCCGATAATCGATGGATTCATCGTCGGATCGAGTTTGTTTGGTATTCTAGACACTAGCGTTTTATCTTACTAAGGAGTAACAAATGGCAACAGGATTTCCATGGAGCACAGGAGATGTTCTCTCAGCAGCAGGTGTTAATGGGCTTGTTGCGTTCACACTCAACGCCCAAACAGGCACTACTTACACAGCAGTAAGCAGCGATCAATATCAGGTGCTAGTCACCATGAGCAATGCTTCTGCTAACGCGTTCAAGATTCCAACTAACGCATCAGTCGCGTTTCCAGTTGGCACAGTCATTACAGTCATGAATATTGGTGCTGGTCTTTGCACAGTATCAGCAGTGACTTCTGGTACAACCACAGTGCTATCAGCTGGAGCAACAGCAGCAGCACCTTCCATTGCTCAATACAAATCAGCAGCTTGCATTAAGACTGGCACAGATGCTTGGTATGTTGTAGGTGGCATTGCATAATGCTTAACACAATTTCTGGATCATTATCCGCGATGGCTCCGCCTATTACTGTTACTGGCGGAACTCTTTACACTTCTGGCGGTTACAATTACCGAGTCTTTACTGGTAATGGCACTCTAGGTGTTAGCGGTGGCACTGTTACAGCAGACATTCTTGTCATTGCAGGTGGCGGCGGCGGTGGAGCAGGTGGCGGCGGTGGAGCAGGTGGACTATTGCTACACAGTTCTCAATCACTTACTCCAGATAGTTATTCAATTACAATTGGTGCTGGTGGTAACGCTGGTTTCACTAATGCTGGTACTTGGAATGCAGCAACTAACGGATCAAACTCTCAATTCGGAGCTTTGACTGCTTCGGTCGGTGGTGGACTTGGTGCGCAACAAAATGGTCAGACTAATGGCGGTAATGGTGGATCGGGCGGCGGTGGTGCATTTGGCGGCTCAGGTGGCACAGCTACATCGGGGCAAGGTTCTGCAGGTGGCGGCTCAACGCAAGATCCAATCCGCGGTTGCGGTGGCGGCGGTGGAGCTGGAGCGACTGGCTCAGCTGGAACAACGACTGCGGGCGGTAATGGTGGTAACGGAGTAAACACTTATTCATCTTGGGCAAGTGCAACATCGACAGGCGATAGCGGTTACTACGCTGGCGGCGGTGGTGGTGGTAATGGTGCATTTAGTGGCGGAACAGCTAACGGCGGAACTGGCGGACTTGGCGGCGGTGGAGATTCTTCACTGACTAGTCGAGACACAAATGCAGAAGCAGGTGCAACAAACACAGGCGGTGGTGGTGGTGGTCTAGTTTCAGACAACACATCACTTCTACGCTATGGCGGCGCAGGTGGTTCTGGTTTAGTTATTGTGAGGTATGCAGCATGAGTCATTGGGCTGAAATAGATCAAGATAACAAAGTCATTCGCGTACTTGTTGGAGACAACAATGATCCAGCAGGTGATGAAGGTTATTCATGGCTAATTGATAATCTTGGTGGCACTTGGGTTAAGACTTCTTACAATGCAACTATTCGCGGTAAGTTTGCCGGAATAAATGACACATACGATGCAAATGAGGACATCTTTATTTCACCTAAACCTTTTCCATCATGGGTTAGAGTAGGTTCATTCTGGGATGCGCCTGTTCCTTATCCAACAGATAAAAAGTTTTATAAATGGGATGAAGCATTAGGAGCGTGGGTTGAAGCCGAGATTATCTAAGGCTGCTTCTCAATTAAGAGAACAGATAGATGATTCCTTCCCAGATCGTGACCGCACATCGGATGGTTGGATCGGTGATACCAGACACGCTGCTCGCAAGTCTGATCATAATCCAGATGAGCAAGGCTGGGTTCGTGCCATTGACATCGATCGTGACCTATTCAAGGGATCAAAGCCAGACATTATGTGCGACCTTGTTGATCAGCTTCGGAGAGCCTGTAAAGCCAAATCAGAAACACGCATTAGTTACATTATTTTTGATGGGTACATCTATTCCAGAATACTTAATTGGAAACCAAGAAAGTACACAGGGACTAACAAACACACGAAACACGCTCACTTCAGTTTTAAGAAAGAAGCTGACCTATTGGGTCAGTTTTATCAAGTATCTATGTTAGGCGGAGAATAATGAAAAACATGAAGAACCCTGCAATCCTAGCTGGTGGAGCATTCTTAGCTGCATGGGCTTCCAGCAACTTTGACCTTGACTATCGGGCAATCCTATGGGCTGTGCTATCAGGTGTATTCGGATACGCGAGCCCTAAAAAGTGACACAGTCAGACTTCTTCACGCTATACATAGCAAGTCTAGGCATCTTCGGTGGTCTAGCAGGTTATGTCATTACACACTTGCTCAATGAGATCAAAAGACTCAACACGCGAGTCGATGAGATCTATAACATATTGCTTGACAGGTAGCATTGTGCTATGGCAAGAAAAGCAACTAAGG